CAACTTGCAGCAGCTAAAGCCCAAGAAGAGCTAGAAAACTGGAAACAAAGCTGTGAAGAAGCTGAGCATGCAGGTGACCTTAATCAATTAACTGAGTCGCTTGATAAAGAACACATGTATTACCAGAACATGCGACAAGCAATGTTAATGAGAGCTAAAGCATTGAATTGCACGTTTGATAAGCAACGTGGCACTTGGATTAGTCCACCAGAATTTAACGGTATCTCAGATCAACAAAGAGATGAACTTCAAAACTTTATTGCTGAACGTGGCCTCGATGTAAAAACAGTTTGTGAGCATTTAGGTATCGATGCCCTTATTCAAATTGAAGCTGCAAAGCTACCAGCAGTGAAACAAGAAATTGAAACCTTAGCGAAAACGGGGATGACAGCATGAAAAATATTTTAACTGCTCAAGAAGCATTTGCAGCACTTCAAAAAGGTAAAACTGTTCTATGTCGTCCTATTGGAGACATGTTGGACTTTTCTGACTTAGATCAATTCCCCGCTTCTGTTTTTGGTAAACCGGGTTTTGAATTCTGCATCAAAATCGAAACTATTGAGCTGGCTGGCATTACATTCACAAAGCCATTAACTATTGATGAATATGAGGAAGGACAGGATGTTTTTGTAATTACTACATATTCGCCTTCTATTTACGTCGTGAATTTTAGAACCACCGCATTAATTGAATCTATTAATAGCGGCTTTGTTCAACGTGATGCAGAAAACGCCAAGCTTCAATTAAAAGCACTATCTAAAGCGTTAGGTTTTGAAGTTAGTGACGATTTTAGTGTTATTCGCCTAGGTGACGAACCAAAGAAACAGCGTGCTAAGAAATCAAAAGGTGCACAGACAGTAGTTGTAGAAAAGACTTCTGAAATTGTTGATGAAGTTAAACAACCTACAATTGTTATTACTGAGCAAACAAATGTAACTACTTCTGAAGACTCATTGGTGCAATCCGAAGATATTTCAGAAAATATAGGATCAGCTTTAGATAGTGCGATTGTTATTACAGAACAACCTTATGTGTCTTCACCTGAAGATTTTTTAACTCAGCCTACACCTGAGCAAGAAAAAAACAATGAGTATCAGCAAACCCTAGATACTCTTCTACAGCGTGTAAAAGAGTCAAAAACACCTGCAGAAGTAAATGCGGTTTATCGTTATACCCGCACATGGGATGACGAACAAATGAAGCCTATCCTTCTCGCCACTCACAAACGTCTTGAAGAGCTAGAAAAAGAAAAGGCATCTGCTAATGAGCCACCCTCTTTAATGGTTCAAATCCAAACTGCACCAGACCTTACAACGCTAGATGCTTTGGAAATAGACGTGGCTGCACGAGATCCGCAGATTCAACCGAAGCTAATGGGGTATGTGAGAAAACGCCGCTATGAATTAGAGAATCCTACACCTACTCAACAAGAATCTACCCCTGATTATTTATTAGTGGACGGTTTCTAACATGAAAGATCAGTACAAGAAAGTGAGCCAAAAACACATGCTTGGTTTTATGTACTACTTGCAATTGCTGGGCTACGTAATAGTCCGGCAAGGCATGGACCAAGCAATGTTTCTAACAAAGCATTATGCGGTACCAGTTGCTTGGCGGCGCATAACGATCGACTATCACAACCGATTAAATAAACCTGCCCAGCAGCTTTATAGAGAGTTTGTTGAGTGGACTAAAGAAGAATATTTGAGGGCTTAAAAATGTTTGATTTGAATAAGGAAAGAGAGGCTTTTCTAAATACCTTCCAATATTACAAAGGAAGAAGAGACATTATTTTTAGTCATGAGCATGAACTGTTTATGACTAGATCAAACAATCCTTCTGAAATTGCTCAGAAAGAAATAAGCAACATGAATAGCCGTTGGGATGCTTGGCTTAGATGTGCAAAGCATCGTGATGCAGAGCTAGAAAAAGCCAAAGCTCAGTCGGTGCCAGAGGGTTATGTTCTTTTACCAAGAGTTCCAACAGAAAAGATGTTCCAAGCATACGAACGATATTCAGTCGCGCCGATGTCGACGCTGAGTAAAACCGGATATAAGGCAATGGTTGAAGCAGCAGGTGATCAAAATGAAAGCTCTTAAAATTACTTGGCTTGATGCTTGCTCTAATTGTGGTTTTGGCGACTATGCAGAAATAACAACTGAACGTGGCATTGGGTGCTACTTGTGGAATGGGGACAAGGTTCAGTGTCCTAATTGCAATCACAAGGGTGAAATAGAATGTGATTCAGGGTTTGCCTTTGTCAATTGGTATGAAGTTGAAGAAGCAAGCGAATCGGGAGCTGAGGGATGAATGCACAAATTTTAGATCCATGCTGCGGCTCAAAGATGATGTGGTTTGATCGTCAAAATCCAAATGTAGTATATGGTGATATCAGAAAAGAAGAACATACATTGTGTGATGGTCGTTCTTTAGTGATTGAACCGGATGTGATGATGGACTTTCGCAACATGCCTTTTAATGATGGCCAATTTACTTTAGTTGTGTTTGACCCTCCTCACCTGGTGAAAGCAGGAAAGCAAAGTTGGCTAGCCGCCAAGTACGGGAAGTTGTCAGAAGATTGGCGCGAAGATATTCGCAAAGGTTTTGCAGAATGCTTTCGTGTGTTGGCCAATGGTGGTGTTTTAATTTTCAAATGGAATGAAACACAAATCAAAGTTAGTGAAGTTTTAGCGCTCACAGATCAAAAACCATTGTTTGGCCACATTAGTGGAAAGCGCAGCAATACACATTGGATTACTTTTATGAAAGCGGAAAGTAAGGAGGAGTAAATGGGACAAATAGTTAAAATAGAGGCTAGCATTCTAGAAAAGATTGTTGCTGTAGCTGAACGTATTGCTCAGTCAAAAGAAGAACGCCGAGTTGGTCGTGAAGAATTTGCACACATGCTCAATATCGAACCTGAAACTCTAGACGCTCGGATTCGTGAAGGCAGATACCAAAGGCCATACAAGGATGGGCGAAAAAGTTTTTGGTTATTGTCCTACGTGCAATCTGTCGTTACAGACACAAAAGAATCTGGTAAAGTAGCCACCTATTGA